CAAGAAATGGTGTGTTAAAGCTAGCATCGCCCAAGAGGATAGTGCTCCCATCGGCTGTCCCACTGCATACTTAAGTATTGCAGAGACACCAAACTGGACGCTATGAAGCGAGTACTCGATCTCCGTTAGGAGACGAGCCCAAGCATTCGCCACTGTTGGCCCTATCATTTCTGACAGGATAGCGATCTGCAACTTTAACGGTAATCGGTCCGTAGCTGCAGTTAGATCTAGGGAATAAGATTCCTTAAATCTATCAGCATGATTTGCTAGTGGGCCTATTTGATTACAAGTTCCATCTTGCTCAATGTGAGACAAGATCTGGAAAACCATTCTATGAATGGGATCCAGGAGGATCTGAAACCACGTTGGCGCCATAGCAAACAGTCGAACTTTACCTGCGGCCTCTTCTTTTACTCCGATCTTACCTAAGGTACGCATCGGCTTAAAGTAATGAGCAACCTTCTCGGCTGCTTCAAAAGCTTTAGTAAAAGGAGCATTCACAGGGAAAAGCTTGAAGAAAGTTTTAAAATCTGCGTAAATAGGAGAATCCATAATGGTTCTCACAGTTCTTAACATTAAGAAAGGATGAGATGACACCTGAATACCTTCATGGTCCGTTCCGGCTGCCGATTTGGCAAGCCACAACGGTTTCAGCTCTGCATACAAACCGAGAAGGTATGTATACATAGCGGGTCGGCCTGGGGTGATAACCCTTTTAAGACCGCCAATCCATGTAACTCCCCCATCTCTGAGGGACGTAACTTTATGCAGCGGTAACGCCGCGATAAAGGATGGTATTAGGGGTACTAATTCATTCATAATAAATGAATCAGACCCGGAAAATGGATTCGTAATTGAACCCACTTTCAGTTTCCCTTCGAAACTTAGGATCCTGTATAGACCAAATATGGTCTGATAAAAACGCAAGATTCCAGGTTCATTACCCAAAACTCTGATTCTGTCCGAAGATAGAATCAATCTCGGATACCCTTTATTGGTTCGGGATACCCGACATCCGAGTTTGGAAGTGTCTTTAATTTTATGTCCAGCAAGCGCCTGAGTTAGGCACACGTGGCAAGCTTTTAGGTAGATGACAAGTCCCCTAATACCTTGCTGCTGTCCGAGTGTTGAAATTCTTTTGAACAAAACAACAATAGCTCTTACTCGCGGTCCGGTAACAGACAACCCGATGGGAGAAAGTAATCTAATGAATACTTTAACCCACCAGGTTCCACCTTTTACGATGGACATGGCATTAACATCAGCGGATTTAATTCTTACCGGTGAAAATAGATCGACAATTTTATATGTTGTTAATTTATTATTCATTGTGTAAGTATATCTTTACCGAACAAGATTACCCCAGCCTGAGCCTCTTCGGCTTGGGCCCCACCCTGGTGGAGGGACCTGTAGGCTAGGTACTTGCGAGGGCCTATGCGCTTTCGCACACCGAACTTCTCAATTCGTTCTCTAAATCGGGGTCTTGTAAGGAGGGAGAGGGAAACCCAAGTGGTTCCACCCATAACCTATTAAACACCGTTGATAAAGCTTTCCAAGAGGAGCAAAGAGGTTTTGTCAAACCTCTGCCTCAATATATTAAAGTCCTTTATTCTTTATTCAGGACGAGGAGTTTAACCTCATATACCTAGGTCGTTTCCTATTCAAATGGAAGACTAGATCAAATGGTGCGTTTTACGGTTACTGCGCCTCCGCACCCGGTTTCCCGGAATGCGGGCTTTCATTGAAAGTATTCCCAGTATCCAAACGTCCATTCAACGTCGAGCGATCCCACTCCCTTTCGGGAGTAGGTAAATCATGAAAGGTTAATCTTCAGTTTCCTCATCTTTCGACAAGGGCTGCAGCCAGCTGACTAAGCTAGGTTGTAACCTTCTTGGAAGCATTGAGTTGAACAAGAATGGCCCGGTCTGCCGATTGATCGTCGGTTAGGCTGGGGCAGGGTCTTGAACCCAACAATGCACCAATGTGCAGGTATCCGACACGGAAAATCCAATCGTCCTAGGCTTAGGTTAGCCCGACGGTGATCCCTTCCACTTCGGTATACAATTACACTAAACAGTGACACGAGGTAGTTTGTAAAGCTTTTACGCTTTCGAACCAGCATCTCTGTCGGCCTCCAGGGGTACGTCGTTAAACGTTCCTGTGGATCGGGTATCACCCGAACTGGCAAGCCTTACACTTTCAACGTGTGTGAGTAATGCGACTGTATAAATCGGTCTTAACC